ATGGCCTTACCTAAGACCATTCCTTCTCTTGCTGCTCTTTCAAACTGCAGTATACCTGAGCTAGAAATATCCTGCACTTTCTGTGGAAAAGACTTGAAAGCTTTAGAAAAGATACTTTTTCATAGATATGAATTATGTCTTAAATGGACAAACGGCAGGGCATTAGCCTCATGCAGGCGCTGTCTGAGAATCAGTGGCCGGCTTGAATTCACTAATTACTTTCAAAGAAATATTCTGGCCGCTGAGGTTCGTGCCAGCACCGGCGCCTCGCTGAGGTTCCAGCAAATCAGGTGCCGGGGGTGTCTCAAACCGTTGAGCAGGCAGGAAAAGCAGAGACTGGAGAGGAGGAGAGAATTTTTCTACGTGGTCAGAGGATACTACAGGAGCCTTTGCACCTTCTGCAAACTCTACTATAATGCTGTATGATAATATACCCGGCTACACAACTCTAGACTTTGTAGAGAGTGTGCAGGCAGCAGCTACTACAAACAGCCAAGGCCAGCTGGTTGTTTTGAGCCCTTGCAGCATCGGTGCCTCTTGTTGTTGCTGTGGTTACGTCGTCGTACTACATTTCGTCGCGACGGAGGACGCGGCCATAGTAGTTGACAACCTTATAACAACAGCACGGCTGAACTTGTTCTGCACTCGCTGCGTGGCGGACCTGAAACGTGCTCGAGATGGCAGACAATAAAGGTACTAGCAGTGACGCAGGGCAAGGGGCTAGTCCAGGCAAATACTTTCTGTTAAGAGAGGCAGAATGTTCAGATGATTCAAGCGAAGATGGGGGAGATTTGGAGGAACTTTTTGACAGGGATACAGACAGTGAGACGGGAGGTTTTATTGATGATACTACAGTGGATCAAGGAACTAGTGCTGAGCTTTATCATCAGCAGGAGACACAGGAATGCGATCGGCAGCTACAGGTACTAAAACGAAAGTTTCTTAATAGTCCCCAGCATAGTACACCCCAGCGGCCTACAGTAGAGGAAGCGGAACTGGCACTCAGTCCCATTCTTAAGGAATGTAGAATTACTCCCAAGAAGGGTAAGACAGCCAAAAAGAAAATTCGCTTCGCAGACCAGATTGAGAATGAAGCTGAAGATAATGCTCCGGCGGTGGCCGTGGAGCCTCAGGTAGACTCGGGCTATGAGGGTAGGCCTGAACCAGAGGGCGGTAGTAGTAGCACGTCACAGGCAGCGACAGAGGAAGAGCCATCAGGATCAGGTACTGGGGCTGAGTCAGATATACTTGTTGTTAGAGAGAACAGGCCTAAATATAAAAGCATAGAGGAGAGAGAAAGAGATTTTGATCCTATGTTTTTTGTCAAGACTCTGATGAAAAGTAGCAACTACAGGGCCAGAGTGTTATTTCATGCTAACAATGGATTTGGGGTTGCAATGTCAGAACTAACCAGGGTGTATAAAAGTAACAAAACTTTGTCCTCTGACTGGGTGGTCTGCAGTGTAGGAGTCAGGGAAGATATGGCAGCGGCTGCACATGAGCAGTTTAAAACCTACTGTGATTTTGTTCTAACTAAAGTAGGGTGGTCAGATGAGACACCTTTAGTCTTGCAGCTACTTAGATTTAAACATCAGAAAAATAGGGAGTGTGTGCTGAAATTATTTAGGACACACATGTTAGTAGATGATATACAGGTTGCTAGCAACCCTCCTAGAACTACTAGCACTGCTGCAGCTCTTTATTGGTACCAATCTGTGCATTCAAACTGCACAACCGTGCACGGTCCTTTGCTGGATTGGATCTTGAACCAGACAGAGGTAGCACACAAATTAAAGGCAGAGGCTCCCTTTGAATTATCATATATGGTGCAGTGGGCATTTGACAATGATTATATGACAGAAAGTGAGATAGCATTAAATTATGCTTTGATGGCAGATGAGGACAAAAATGCTTTAGCTTTTTTAAAATCCAACTCACAGGCCAGGATTGTTAAAGATTGTGCTACTATGGTTAGATTATATAAGAGGGGGGAGATGAATCAGATGAACATGGCTGAGTGGATCCAGCATAGAAGCAATAAGGTAGATGGAGAAAATCCTCAGGGCTGGAGAAATGTCCTTAGATTTTTGAGACACCAGAATGTAGAGATTATTCCCTTCCTCACTAGTCTTAAATATTTTTTGCATGGGACACCTAAGAAAAATTGTATCTGCATACAAGGTCCACCAGATACAGGCAAATCATTTTTTGCAATGAGTTTAATTAGATTTTTAGATGGAAAGGTAGTGACATTTGCAAACAGCAAGAGTCATTTCTGGCTTCAGCCACTTGCAGATGCAAAGATAGGCCTCATAGATGATTGCACAGAGCCATTCTGGACCTATTGTGATACTTACCTTAGAAATGGCCTAGATGGGAACCAGGTCTGCATAGACCTAAAGCACAGGGCACCTATGCAGCTCACATTTCCACCTATGCTTTTGACATCTAACATTTATATAGATAAAGAGCCAAAATATGCCTATTTAAAAAGTAGGATTAAGATTCTCACATTTCCTACTGTCATTCAGCGCATAGAGGGGACTGCCTTGCACTTGAAGGACGAACATTGGAAATCATTTTTTGTTAAATTCAAGACACACTTAGAACTCGAAACCTCAGACGATGAATCAGAGGACGGACCCACTCACAGCACGCTTAGAGTCAGTTCAAGAAGAGATATTTGAGCTCATCGAGGAGAGTAGTAATAGATTGGAGGACCAGATAAGATATTGGGAGCTCATTCGTAAGGAGCAGGCTCTACTGTTCCTGGCTAGGAGAGAAAGAATCACCAGAATAGGAGCTGAAGTTGTACCTCCACTAAGTGTTTCAGAGACAAGGGCGAAACAAGCTATTCAGATGAGCCTACTGCTCACATCCTTGAACAAATCACATTATAAGAATGAGCCATGGACAATGCAAGAGACATCTAGGGAGAGGATGCTAGCACCTCCCAAATACACCTTTAAGAAGGCTGGCAAGTCAGTGGACATTATATTCGATGGCAATATCGAGAACAGCGTGAGAGAGACTATGTGGGGGTTCATATACTATCAAGACAGTGATGATGAGTGGCAAAAGCAACCGGGGGAGATCGATGATCAGGGTCTGTTCTATCGGGACTATGATAACGAGAAAATTTATTACGTGGACTTTAAGGAATTAGCTGCCAAATACAGCAAGGAAGGCAGATACAAAGTGATAGTAGATTCTAAAACTGTTGCTGATGTTGTTGTTAGCCACCTGGATAATTCTGAGTCCCCCGTCCGGACCAAAGCGGCGCCGGCAGGGAGGAGGAGGATATCGGGAGGACGACGACGACCACGGGGACGATCGTCCTCACATTCTACCCCCGCCTCCACCTCCTCATCCTCAACCCCGACCCGGTCCCGGTCCAGACCACGGCGAGCTTATACAGGAGCTGCACCTTCTCCACGAGAAGTTGGAACGCAGCATGCGTCTGTTACAGGGCCGTCTGGATCTCGCCTTCGACGACTTCTACAGGAGGCACGGGACCCACCAGCAGTAATTCTGAGTGGGCCTGCTAATACAGTGAAATGTTTACGGTTTAGGTGTAGGCATAGATATAATGAATACTTTGATAAAATCAGTACAACATGGTGGTGGACTGGTGATGGGAGGACTCGGACGGGTGATGCATCAATGCTTGTTTCATTTCAGTCAGAGAGCCAGAGAACTAGCTTCCTGAACACTGTGCCGGTCCCATCATCAGTGACTGTATCAGCTGCAAATTTATTTCTTCGGTAACGTCATGGAATCATAAATGAATATGTTATAAGCCAGTATATGCTGCTATAAATTGTAATTCTGCTGTTATATGTAAGCAGATAGAGATCACACACCTATTATTCTACTAACTCACTCCAATCCTATCCTTTTTATATCCAATTAAACCACTAACTACTAAGCTAACTAACACACACAATGGCAGGTAGAAGGGCACGTCTGCAACAGCATCATTACCACCGCAGAAAGCGGGATACAGCTGGAAGAATTTACAGTGTCTGTTCTATGTGGGGGAATTGTCCCAGAGATGTTAAAAATAAAGTTGAGAGAACTACTGTTGCAGACAAAATATTGCAATATGGGAGTGCTGGTGTGTTTCTTGGGAATCTTGCTATATCTTCCTCAGTACCCACAGTAGGTGGCATTGCTGCTGATGCTGTGGTTGGTCAAGCTGTCAGAATGGGTGCCAGGGAAGTAACTCTGGAGCCTGACATTCCCTTAGCTTCCTTAGGCCCGAGGCCTGGTCGGGTGCCTATGAGACAGGAACTTCCTCACATATATGAGCTTAGTCATAGGACTTTATCAACATTTATTGAGGATACTCCAAGCACACTTGTGTTGGAGCAATCCTCTGTAGCCCCAAAGGTGCAGATATCAGGAGAGGATAACACTGCGCTTGTAGAAGTTCCAAGAAGGCCAGCTGGAAGGCACAGGGTCAGTAGGATGCAATATGATAACCCAGCCTTCAAAGTTGCAGTACATACAAACATTGAGGGGGCAGAAACCTCCGCATCAGATCATGTTGCAGTCTTTGCCCCCGCAGGTGGACATCAGGTGGGTGAGGAGATTCCTTTACATACACTGGGGAGGTTTAGATTGGATGAGTCTACCATAGATGACACCATGCTGGCAGACACTGATATTGACATGTCAGGTACAGGGCAAAGGACAAGCACACCTGTCAAGCCTCGTGTCACTAGGCCAGCCACTGGCCCTGGGTCACGAGGTCCCAGGAGGACAGGGATTATGGCCCGCCTATTCAACAGAAGGACAGCCCAGATCCCTGTTCCAGACGAGGAGTTCATGACCAATCCTGCTACATTAGTAACTTTTGAAAACCCTGCCTTTGATGCAAGTATGTCCCTAATATTTGAGCAGGATCTACAGGGAGCTGCAGCAGCAGCTCCACATCCAGATTTCCAGGATATTATAAGGCTTGGAAGGCCGGTACTTTCCGAGGTTCCCACGGGGGGGAGGGTAAGGGTAAGTAGGCTGGGCAAGCGGGGGACAATCAAAACAAGGAGTGGATTAAAGATAGGAGGGGATGTCCACTTCTTCAGGGATTTAAGTTCCATAGCTCCTGCAGCAGAGGAGGAAGAATTAGAGATGGAGGTTCTGGGGGAACAATCTGGAATTTCTGTGCTGCATGACAGCCGTGCAGTAGCAGGAGTGCACAGCACAACAGAGATAGGGGACACAGAGCCTGGGATAATTGAAGTAGATGACACAGAGGAAAATATAAGCCATGTGGTCCATGTGAACTATGGAGGAACAGGGACAGATAACCATGGCCTCCCTTTCCCTGATTTCTCATTCTCTGGGAGAACTCCAACTGTCATAGTCGAAACTGAAAGGGGAATTCCCATCGGCCGTCCTGAGGCGCCCTTGCAACCGCCTGTGCAACCAGAGGATACTCCCTTAGTTATAATTGATCCAGTAGGCACAGGTGCAAACTATTTCTTGCATCCTTCTCTACTCAGAAAAAAGAAAAAGAAACTTATTTTCCATTAATTTACAGATGGCTGTGTGGCTACCATCTAAGAACAAATTTTACTTGCCCCCCCAACCAGTAAGCAGAATCCTAAGCACGGATGACTACGTGGAGAGGACAGCACTGTTTTATCATGCAAGCACAGACAGACTACTAACAGTGGGACATCCTTATTATCCCATCACAGAAACAACTGCTGACCAAACCATTCCAAAGGTTTCACCAAATCAGTTCAGAGTATTCAGGTTGCAATTACCTGATCCTAATAATTTTGCTTTTGGAGACAAATGTGTCTATGATCCAGAGAGTGAGAGGCTTGTTTGGGCCTGCAGAGGCCTAGAGGTGAACAGAGGAGGCCCTCTGGGCACTCCCATAACGGGCCATCCTTTGTTTTCCAAGTACACAGATGTTGAGAACCCTTTCACAGCAGCAAAGGCAGTTACTGATGGCAGATTAAACATTGGTTTTGACCCGAAACAAACCCAAATGATTTTGCTTGGCTGCAAGCCGGCTCTCGGTGAGCACTGGAAAGCAGCTGCAACGTGCTCAGGCACCACACTAGCTGAAACTGAATGTCCTCCCATAGAGCTTGAGAACACTACTATTGAGGATGGAGATATGGTAGATATTGGTCTGGGAAACATGGATTTTGCATCCCTGCAACCTAATCTTGCAGAGGCACCTTTAGATGTAACTGGTGCAATCTGTAAATATCCAGATTTTATCCAAATGGAAGAGGACCTCTATGGGGACAGACTGTTCTTTTTTGCAAGAAGGGAAACACTTTATGCCAGGCATATGTTCCTAAGAGGTGGCATTCCAGGGAAGGAAAGTGTACCTGCATCCCTGTACAAAAAGCAGGAAACAGCATCCACTCTGCTGAACTCTTATCAGGCCATTCCCAGTGGCTCCCTTGTCAGTACTGAGTCACAACTGTTCAACAGGCCTTACTGGCTGCAGAGAGCACAAGGTCAAAACAATGGCATTGCCTGGCACAATGAACTATTCCTGACCATTGTGGACAATACCAGAGGCACAATTCTAGCTATAAATAAGAAAAAGACTGGAGCACAGGAAAACAAATTCTTAAATGCAGATTATTATGACTTTGTTCGGCACACAGAGGAGTTCCAGCTTGGCTTAATACTGCAACTCTGCAGAGTCCGCCTCACACCTGAAAACCTTGCATTCATACACACCATGGACCCAGACATTATAGATGAATGGCACCTGGGTGTAAGCCAGCCGAATGGAGCACTGCATGAACATTACAGATACATTACCTCTAAGGCAACTAAGTGTCCTGAGCCGACCCCGCCGGAGCCACCTAAGGACAGATATAAGGACTTGAAATTTTGGGTTGTGGACTTGTCAGAAAGAATTACTGACCAGCTTGACCAAACAGCATTGGGAAGGAAGTTTCTTTTCCAAAGTGGACTGGGTCAAAGAAACACCAGCAGAGTTAGTGTACCTAGACCTGTGTTGTGCAGAACCTCCTCCTGCAAGAGGAAGAGAAAAACCTGTGCTAAATAACTTTGAAGTGATCTCACTCTGTAATTATTTTAATTTGTATGTTTGTTACTTTACTGCCTGTGAATAAAGTATTTGGAATTTTGTACATTCTTTTTTATTTTATTCATCACCCATGTCCCATATATATATCACACTTGGATCACCTCTCTTCAGTTGCTGGGCGAAGGCAGACAGCCATCGACAGGAATCTGCAGCAGTTGGCTTGGCAGAGCGACACCTGGCTCGTCTGCAACGAATCAGCACTGCCTGAACTCGCCTGCTGGCACGGCGGAGCACCACTCACGGTCTTCCAACCTCTCTAACTTTTGCAGTAAGTGATTGTTGTAAACTACAATATGCACTGGTTGGAGTCAGAACACCGTCTACGGTGCTTGGCTCTCCAAATCACTGCAAAGGTTCCCAGAATGAGTTCAACTTTGTTCCTGAGCACCGCCCTCGATGCTCAGCATATAAACCTCTGTGATTCTGGGATCCTGTGCT